AATGGTTCTTCTTACGTTACTCAAACTATCAACTTAATGTTGCATAGACGTGACCAAGAGAAATCAAAAGCTATTAAAGTGATGGGTGCTGGTCAACAATACTTAGCTGTAATCGTAGGAGACGCTAATGGCAAGTTTTGGTACTTCCCTTATATGCAAGTTACTGCTGTAGGTGAAGGTTCGGGAACAACTCGTGCAGATGGTTCTAAATATTCTTTGACGCTTACTGCTGAGAATGAATTTTTAGCATACGAAGTTGACTCTACTATCATAGCTGGATTATTGTAATCTGCTTTATCTCTCCATATAGAGCCATTCCTTAGGGGGTGGCTTTTTTCTTTTTAAACAAATACAAGAATATACTTATAATATAGTTATATGATTTACTTAGAAAAAGGGCAAATAAACACATTTGTGTTGACTTTAACTGAAGTAACTACGTATAGTAGTCCCTTTTATTTATTCGTGTTTGAGAACGAATTTAACACGGCTGTAGAGCCTATCTTATGGGCGGGTGTAGACTCTTCACCTTATCCGGAAAGATACAATTTATTTACTTTAGAAGAAGGAGTAGACGTAGACTTTGTTAAAGGTCAATATACATATAGCGTTTACGAAAGTGACGAAGCTATAATAGTAGACGAAAACACGAATGTAAACGATTACAATTTAATAGAAGAAGGTAGAATGGTAGTAGCGGGAGTAGTAACTAATTCAATATACGACTAATGGCGTGGTATAACATATTTAAAAAAGAAGAAAGTAAACCCGAAGTAGTAGAGGGTTATCAATCATTTAGCACACCTTTTGGTAAGGTAGGCGGTGCAAACTTGTCGTTACCTTATGTAAACGGAAGATATCAAATATCTGGATACATTCCTTTTGGTCACGATAACTTATACCCTCAACTATTAACTCAGTTGTATTTTACAAGTCCATTACACGGGGCGATAGTAGACTTTAAAACTAATGCTGCTACGGGTGGGGGTTATGTCTTAAAAACTGACAAGCTAACAAATGAGGAAAAATTAAATGTTTATACTTTCGAAAAAAAGGCAAAGTTAAATAAGTTAGTTCCTTCCGTAACAAAGCAGTTAATTGTACATAATAGAGTTTACTTTAAATTGTTCTTTAATGACAAAGGAGAAGTAAAGAAAATAGAAAATGTTTTCCCTGACAAAGTAAGAGTTAATAGAGAAAAGACTTGTTATTATATTTGTGAAGATTGGGCTTCAAGAATAGACGTAGAACCTATAAAACCTTATTCACCTTCTTGTGGTGATAAAGTTCAATTATATGTTTATGAATATCATTCTTTAGGACAAGATTATTATTCATTACCTACTTATTCAAGTTGTACTAATTGGATATTTTTAGATGGCGAAATGAGTTATCTACATAAGTCAAATATTCAAAACTCTATCTTTCCGTCTTTTGCTATGATGTTTCCTAAGAAGCCACAAAGCGAAGAAGAAAAGCATATAATTAAAGACACTATTGATAAAATGAAAGGCGCAGCGAATGCCGGGAAAGCTGTTGCGTTTTTCGCCAATTCTGCTGAGAACCTTCCTAAGATAGAAACTATTTCTACAAACAATAACGACCAGCTATTTATACAAACTGACGGAAGGATTGACGAAAAGATATGTCAAGCGCATACAATCGACCCTATTTTAATGGGTATTCGTGTAAGTGGTAAATTAGGTTCGGGAAGCGATATAAAGCAATCTTATGTGATATTTGAAAAGAATGCTATTATGCCGTTAAGAAATGAAGTAGAAGAAATCTTTAACGACCTTTTATTTATCTCTCGTCTTAACGTAGAATTTGAACTTAATAACTATCAAATAATCGGAGATATAATTGAAGAAGAAACAAAAATAAAAGAATAATGATTTACTTCATAACTGAAACCTACTTAAAGACGAACACTCCTATAACTGCAAACGTAGATGTAACAGACGTTACTCCATACGTAAAGACACAGAGTGATTTAAGAATACAACCTATCTTAGGGACTTATTTTTACAACTATTTATTAGCACAGTATAACGCTCAAACGCTTAATCCTGACGAAGAGTTATTGGTAGAAAAGATAAAGCCTTGTATCGCGTGGTATAGCGCAGTAGATGCGGTGTTTGGTTTGTCTTACCAGCTAAAAAATAAAGGTTTACAGCAACAAAACGGAGATTATTCTACGAGTGTAAGTAGAGCAGAAGTAGCTTTTGGGATGGAACACTACGAAGAGAAGGCTGCATTCTACGAAAGACGTTTAAGAGAATGGCTAAAAGAACAAGTTAAAGCTAATCCTAATATATTCCCGGAGTTTGTAAGTTCATTAAATACTGACTCAGATATGAAGCCATTAAAAGACGAAGACCAAAACGGGTATAACATAGGAATTTTGATAATATGAAGACTAAGCTACTTTTAATTTGTTCGTCTTTTCTTGCGGTGTTATCGCCTATTAAACCACTTATTTACGTGGCTATTTTAGCAATACTTTTAGACACGGGGTTTGGTATTTGGAGAAGCGTAAAAAAAGGCGGATGGAAAGCATTTAAGTCACGTAGATTATCGCATACTATTAGTAAGTCTTTTCTTTACTCGTTAGCGATTATGTTCGTGTTTTTGGTGGAAAAGTACATCGCTTCCGATTTAGTTGCTCATTTCATAGCTATTGATTTATTAATGACAAAAGTAACAGCGTTTTTCTGCGTGTTTGTGGAGGTTGTTTCTATCAATGAGAACTACGAATCAGTAACAGGAAAAAACATTCTTAAATCGCTTAAAAACTTTGTTCTAAGAGCAAAAGAAGAAGCGGATAAATTCAAGAACTAATGGACACTACTAAAATAGTACAACAAAGATTACCTGAATCGCAGTTTATTAGCGAAAACACGGACAAAAAACAAATCTATTTACACCATACAGCCGGTAATAAAAACCCTATCGCTACTATTAAAGGATGGGAAGCAAATAAAGAGCGTGTAGCTACTGCTTTTGTTATAGGATATGAAGGCACGATAGCACAAGCGTTTAGTTCGAGAGATTGGGCTTGGCATTTAGGTGTAAAAGATAGCGTGTTTAAAGGTCAAGGATTGCCGTATAAGAACTTAGATAAGTATTCCGTAGGTATAGAGTTAACTAACTGGGCGTACTTAGTAGAAAAAGGCGGAAAATACTACAATTATGTAGGTGGTGTAGTAGATAAATCTGAGGTTACTTGGTTAGAGAAACCATTTAAGAACCATAAAACGTGGCACAAGTATAGCGATAAGCAAATTGAATCATTAAGAGAACTTCTTATTTACTTAGGTGAAACTTACGGAGTGAACTTAAAATACAATGAAGATATTTGGTCATTAAATAAAAGAGCATTAAAAGGAGAAAACGGATTATTTACGCATAATTCAGTTAGAGTAGATAAGTCAGATGTTTACCCTTGTCCGAGATTAATTCAAATGTTAAAAGGCTTATGAGGTATTTAGTTTTATTCGTGTTTTTGTATTCCTGTACTGCGGAATATCACTTAAACAAAGCAATTAAAAAAGGCTATAAATGTGAAGAAACAGGGGACACGATTAGAATTACTACCATAGACTCGATTCCTTATATCGTAAACGATACGATACGATGGGAAAAGATAATAACGTCAAAAGATACTGTTATCCGATATAAGAAAGTGTACGTTCCTAAAACAAAGTGGCAAGTAAAAACGGAGTTGAAGTTTCAACGTGACACTATTAGAATAAAAGAAAAGACTAAACAAGCTGAAGCAAAAGCAGAAGCTAAGTCTAAAAAAAGACCTAACCTAAATTTTCTATTTATAGGAATATTTGTTGGTTTCGCTTTATCTTACTTACTTCGTAGAGTAGACTCAAAAATTAACTTATGAATTTAATAAAACACGCTAAGAACATACACGAGTTACGTGTAGAGGGTTCGTCTTTTCGTATGGGTATGTTCTCAGACATCCATTGGGACAATCCGAAATGTGATTGGAACTTACTAAAACACGATTTAGACTACTGCTTAAATAATGAAATTCCTATAATGTTCAACGGCGATACTTTCTGTTTGATGCAAGGTGCTTATGACTTCCGTAAAGTAAAGAACGACATAAGACCTGAACACAATAACGCAAGGTACTTTGATTCGATAGTAGAAACTGCTGTAGATTTCTTTCTTCCGTATGCTAATTTAATGACAGTTATCGGATATGGTAACCACGAAACAGGTATTATAAAAAGACACGAAACGGATATTTTACAAAGATTTGTTACCTTACTAAACTACAAAGCTGGTAGTAATGTAATGACGGGAGGTTACGGTGGATGGTTTATAGTAAACCAAGTTATACGTACAAATACACGAATGACTACAAAAATAAAGTATTTTCACGGAAGCGGTGGCGGTGGATTAGTTACTAAGGGTGCATTGAATTTAACTCGTGCTATGGAATCTTACGAAGGTTATGACGTATTTACTATGGGTCATATACACGAAAATTCAGCGCGTAACGATGTCCGTGATTCGATAAGTTTTCACGCTACTAAAGGATATTACTTTAACCATAAGCAAATACATTCAATGATTACAGGAACGTACAAAGAAGAGTATATGGATGGCGCATATGGATGGCACGTAGAACGTGGCGCACCTATTAAACCTGTAGGCGGTAGAATATTAACCATTGAATACGCAAGAAGTTTAGAAAATAAAGACTCTTCAGTAAGAAACATTGATAGTATGAAATTTCCTTTGTAGATTTGTACTTTCATAATGTGTTAATTAGGGGGTCACTGACCCCTTTTTTTATGTCTAAGAAAAAATAATTTAAAATATTTTGCTAAAAATGTTTGTAGTTTGTGAATAAGTATTATATTTGCATATAATTAATTAATAAAAACATTATGAAAACCACAAAAACACGAAGAAAAGACTTAGCCTACCAACAGACTGCTGTAGGTCAAGCATTGCAACCAATGGAAAAGCCTGAAGCTTTGTTAGATTGGTCTATTGAACAACTATTAAAACTTATAAAGAAATGAGATTAGAAAACTTTTTACCGAGAACAAGTGAGCATAAATCGTTTTTAAGCCACTTTTTAGCCCCTTTAACGGCTTTTATCGTAGTGTTTGGTGTAATCATATCACTACTTAATTAATAACGTCTTAAATCAAAGAAAATGAAGTTAGAGAATTTTTACATAGAACACAGCTTTGTAAGTGAAGAAAGAGTAGTTACGTTTAATTGGGAAGACGATGGATTGACTTTTTACGTAGTAGCTAATTACGGATTAGATGCGTATAGCAACGAAGTAGAGTTAGGTAGTATTATTCAGTCGGAGTGTTGGAGTGACGTAGAACCTATTACTAAATTCGTGTTATCGGATTCTATGTTAGACTATTTAGAAGAGGAGTTAGTAAGCTACCAAAAGACGAATCCATCCGTGTTTTTAGAGGATTATGATAACGACTATTTAAACTATTGGATATGATGACACTACTTAAACAAATTGAATACTGGAAAAGAAACGGGAATTTCAACTTTGAATTGTATTTAGCAGTATGTAAGGCTAAAGAATACACGATAAACATAGACACTAAACAAAAAGTTTTTAGATATGAGAAAAAGAAAATATCCAACAAATGATGCCTTTGTTTTAGCTGCTATTAAAAAGCAGTTACAAATGGCTAACCTACCAACCGACCTGTACGAAAAACAAGAAAATTGGTATTCGAACGAAATAAGCTACGAAAAGCACATAGAGTTCAAAGAGTGGTGGTTAAAAGAAGCACAAGAGCAATTTAGATACACGAAAGCGCATACGATAAAAGCGTGGGGATGGTTTGATTTATCTTATGGTTTAAAAGTTCCTATTCAACAAGGCAATGAAGACTTATAAAGTTTGGATATGGTTTACTTACGGATGTAAGAAAGAACTATCGTATAAGATTGTACAAGCTAATTCACCTGAAGACGCTAAACGAAAAGCTGACGTGTGGGAAAAGATTATTCACAAAGTAGAACTTGTAAAAAGTATTTAAGGTTATAGGCTTACTTTGTAAAAAGTATTTAAGGTTATAAACTGATATTTGTCAAGTTTTTCGCACAATAAAATAGACATTAAAGTATAATTTAAATACAACAGTATAATATAATAAACATAAAATAAAAATAATTATGAAAACAGCAGTAGAATGGTTTTATGACCAAATAGAAAACAAAGGTAAATGTATCTATGAAGTTATTGAACAAGCCAAAGAAATGGAGAAAGAGCAGATAATTGATGCTTGGAATAAAAGAGGAATGAATATAGTTCCAAGATATTTTTTAGAAGAAAATATAGAAGGGGAAGAGTATTATAATAGAACTTTTAAATCAGAATAGAATGAAAAAGACGAATAGAAAATCGATAATGATAGAACGAGATGACATTTACTCTAAAGAAGGTGACTATGTAGAAGTAACTGAATGGTCAAATGGAGAAGGGTTTGATGTAAGCACCCAAGACCAAATGTATAATATAAGTTACATTGAACTTAAATTGATTAAAAAAGCATTAAAAAATATGCACAAATGAGACTACTGGATTATTTATTTACAATTTTAATTTTAATAATGTATGGAAAACAAGATTGACAAAGTAAAAGAAGTAATAGAAAAAGACGGATTAATAACTAAATCCAGATACAGAACTTTTTTAGATAGACGTAGCTACTTATACGCGATGCTAAATAAAAACGGAATGTCTTTAGTAGAAATAGGAAGGCTGTTTCATAAGAATCACGCTACTATAATTAACGGAATAAAGAAGCATCACGCTTACACACGATTCAAAGACGAATTGTATTTACACAACGTAAAAGAATATCGTGAAATATTCTACGAACCAAAGAAGATTAACGTTGATTTGATAGAAAAAGACGAAAAGAAATACAACGGCTCTCAGTTAATCGCCGATATTTTAGAGTGTAAAAACACTACTGAATTACAGGATATAAAGCGCAAATTGTTAAACGAAGAATATTTATTTACTGAAGCAACTTATTATAAGTAAATATCGTTATATTTGCAGAACGCACGACCAAATGCAAAAGAACATTCATTTAAGGAAGTATAAACCGCCACGTATTCCATTGGTCGTGTGTGTATGTGGTGGCTTCCTTTCATTAAAAAACACGACCGATGCCAAAACCATTTGTAAAAATTAATTTAGAAGACCTTGAATATGCCAAGGAATTCTTTGAAAATGTAGCAGATTATTCACTCTGGCTTTATGCTGTTACCGAGTATTATCAAGGTAGAGAAGTTGTAATTAAGAAAAAATTAGTTAAAAAATATTTTAATAATTACAAGAAAACTATGAACATCGTTATTGATGCAAAGAAGCACGGACAAGAAGGTTATAAGAAAAAGATTGAAAATCAAGCAATTAAAAGCGATACCCTTGAAGGGGGTCTTGAAGATACCCTTGCAGTAAATAATAAAGTAGTAAATAATAAAGATATAAATATACGCAAACAAGAGTTTGCTGATACATTGAAACCTTTTTTAGATACTTATGGTAAAGATATGTTAAACGAATTTTATCAGTATTGGGTAGAGCATAGTGCTAACGCAAAGAAATTAAGATTTGAAAAGGAGAAAGTTTGGGGTTTAGAAAGAAGATTAAGCACTTGGCATAGAAATAAAGTTGAAAGAGAAAAGCCAAGTCAAATTGATTATGATAATTTAGACCCACTTGTATTAAAGGCTATTGAATTAGGATACGAAAAAGACCCACGAAAATGCTAAACAACAAAGGACAATACTTACAATACTTAATTGACTACAAAGAAGGGAAGATTAAGCAAGGATTAGGATTAGACTGCGCTATGGATAACCACCTACGTTATAAACCTAAACAACTAAATATTATTTTAGGACACGACAATGTAGGTAAGTCGTATTGGATTAATTGGTACTTCCTTTCATTGGCACTAAAACACGGATTAACATTTTGTATGTGGAGCGGTGAGAATCAGTACGGACAAATTTTACGCGATATGATACAAGTTTATACAGGAAGAAAATTTAAAGATTTATCAGTTAGTGAAATTCAAAACTATTCAGCTTACTTAGAACAGTATTTTGATTTCGTAGATAATTCAAAGCTATATAAACCTGAAGACTTGTTTAAGATATTTCGTGATAGCGATGCACACGTATGCTTAATTGACCCTTATACCGGATTAGATAGGCAAATGGGTTATGAAGGTAACTACCAATTCTTAAATTCTGCGCGTCAATTTGTCAACGAAACAGGGAAAACTCTTTACATAAACACGCATCCAAATACTGAAAGCGGTAGAAGTGGTAACTTATATACGGAGAATCATATGTGGAAAGGTCACTTAAAGCCACCAATGAAAGACCACATTGAAGGTGGTAAGGCTTTTTTGAATCGATGTGACGATATGTTTGTAATTCACCGATTAGTGAAACACGAAACAATGAAATACGTAACTTTGGTAAGTGTAGAAAAAGTAAAAGACACGGATACAGGCGGTCAGATAAGCGGAATAGACGATTTTGTTATGTGTGATTTTAATTCTGGATTAGGTTTTACTATTGCGAGTGTTGACCCATTGAAGAGCTTAAGACCTAAATCACCTACTCAAACACGAATTATAGAAACTGACGGATTAATGTCAACAAGTGAAAAACTAAAACTAAAAAATAACTTACCTTTTTAACTATGGAAGATTTAATACTACTAAAAACAAGTGTTCAAATAGGAGCATTACACGCTAAGATAAGCCTATCATTAGACGAAATAAAACAAAACCACCCTAATAGAAAAGACTTAATAGACTCTATGTCACAAAGTTTAAAAGACGTTAAAGAAATACATCGTGTTTTCTTAGACTTAGAAAACGAATATAGGATTGCTAACAAAAGTTTATTTAGGTTAGAACTTATAAACCTTGACTTAAAAAATCAGGTTATAGACTTAAAAAAGCAAATTAATTTTAAGGGTATAGACTTATGAAAAAGTACAAAATTTTAAACCTATACGCCTGTTTAGGTGGTAATCGTTACAAGTGGGACGAAGTAGCGGACAATTTAGAAATAACAGCTGTTGAACTTGACCCTGAAGCAGCACGTTTGTACAAAGAAAGATTCCCAAAAGACGAAGTAATAGTAGCAGACGCGCACCAATATTTACTTGACCATTACAAAGAGTTTGATTTTATTTGGAGTTCCCCACCTTGTCCAAGCCATAGTAGAATGCAAAAAATTAATTCAGGTGAAGGCGCAAGAAAATGTGAACCTATTTTCCCTGATTTAAAATTGTATGAAGAAATAATATTTTTACAACATTTCTATAAAGGTAAGTTTTGTATTGAAAATGTTATACCGTATTACGAGCCATTAATACCAGCTCAAAAAAGAGGTAGACATTTGTACTGGACTAATTTTATTTTGCCTACTGAATTAAGTACAAGGAAACAGCCTAAAAATTTTATTTCAGGAAAGGTTGGAGTTTTGGAAAAATACCACGAAATAGATTTAAGTAAATATAAAGGCGAACAAAGAAAGGATAAAATGGCACGTAACTTAGTAGACTACGAAGCGGGAAAAACAATACTTGAAACAGCTTTAAACATTTACAAAAAGACGAATGTAAACCAAACTTCAATCTTTGATTATGAGGTGTAAAAACTGCAAAGAGAAATTTGAACCTATGCGTTTTAATCAAAAGTATTGTTTAAAAGACGAGTGTATTCGTGTTTTCGTAGAAGAAGCTAAGGTTAAAACTTGGAAAAAGACGAAAGCTAAAATGAAAGATGACTTAATGACACTACAAGACTACCTTAAAATTGCTCAACAAATATTCAACAAGTACATAAGACTAAGGGACAAAGGCAACGTATGTATAAGCTGCCAAAAAACGCCAAAGAAAGAAAATGCTGGTCATTTTTGGAACGCTAACAATCACTATAACGTAAGGTTTGACGAAAACAACGTAC